CCTACTTTTCTCTCCCTAGTGGTTCTGGGAGGTATTGCGGGGCGGGATGTGTGGGCATGTCGGTCTCGTCGCTGGGCCAGAGCGGCACGTCGAACAGTTCGCCGTGGAGCCAAACCGCTGGGATGTATTGGGCGACGCGGCGCATTTGCATCTGCTGGTATTCGTCGGTTTCGGCGAACTCCTCAAAGTCGTCAAAGCTCATGGCGCTGATGCGGGCCATGTCGTCGGGCTGGTAACTCCAGGTGATCCATGAGAGCCGGTCCCAATCGAAGCCGTTGGGCCAGTTGACGATGACGCGCAGGTTCAGTTCCTCGTATGTGTGGCTGGATTTGTACCGATTGCAGCGCCCGCATAGGGGTTGCAGGTTTTTGATGTTGTCCACTTCTAGGTCTGGGGCTTTGCCCCATGCGGTGATGTGGTCGAGTTCGATGCGCCGCCATACGTCGGTGCGTCCGTAGGGCTGGCCGCAGTTGACGCAGCCTTGTTCGCGGAGCGCCTGTTTGCGCTCTTTGTTGGTTAGTTTGCCCATGCCATCCCCCTTGTCTCCCAATGTACCCCTGCCCATTGGAGAACCCTGTGAAGCGCCTTGCCCTGCTGCTTGTCCCTGTCCTGCTCATCGGTTTGGCTGCCCCGGTTGAGGCGGCGGTGAAGCCACGGCCGAAGCCGAAGCCCGAGGTATCAGCAGCGCCCGCAATTCAAGGTGAGCCGGGTGAGCGCGGCCCAGCCGGCCCGCCCGGTCGTGACGGTCGTGACGGCCAGCCGGGGGCTCAGGGTCCGAAGGGCGAGAAGGGCGAGCCCGGCCTTACGGGTCCGGTAGGGGCTCGTGGCGCAGCCGGGGCGGATGGCGCACCTGGGGCCGATGGCGCTCGCGGGGCTGATGGCACCTCGGGCACGGTGATTACCGGCGGCATCATTTTTTATGTCGCTGGTCGTTGTCCTGACGGCTGGACTCAATTTCCCGGCGATTGGGTGATCTACACCCGGTCCGGCTCGGGTTCTATTTCTGTCTATGCCTGTACGACGCCTTAGGAGCGTGATGTCTGCTCGACGGGATGAGGACGCAGGCAAGTCGTTGCCGGATGTCGTCCGCGAGGGTGATCACCGGGCGTCCTTGATCGCGCTGCGCGATCACTTGGCCGAGCGTCTGCTGACCGCCGACAAAGACGCCGCTCCCCTTGCTCGCCAATTGCAGCAGGTTCTCTCGCAACTGGCTGCCCTCCCTGCGCCCGAATCGGAATCGAAACTTGATGAAATCGCCGCCCGCCGAGCTGCTCGGCGTGCAAAGGCCACGGGTTCATAGCCTCCCGCGCTATACGTCCACGTCCGCCGGAATTGAGGCCGCAGAGTTGGCGGCGTCCGTTGGGCTCGTGCTGGACGACTGGCAGCGGTATGCGTTGGAGTGCATCCTCTCCGAACGGACGGATGGCAAGTGGGCAGCCTTTGAGGCCGCGCTTGTAGTCCCTCGCCAATGTGGCAAGGGCGCGGTCCTAGAAGCGATTGAACTTGCGGGGCTGTTCCTGTTCGGCGAGCGCCTCATTCTTCATTCCAGTCACGAGTTCAAGACAACTTCTGAGGCCGCCTTGCGCGTGCTGGCGCTCATTGACGGATCGGATGATCTGCGCAAGCGAGTCGCACGGGTGCGCACATCGCACGGCGAGGAGGGGATTGAGCTTCTCACCGGGGAGCGGCTGCGCTTTGTGGCTCGGTCTACCGGGTCGGGTCGTGGGTTCACGGGTGACCGGATCATCTTGGATGAGGCATACAAACTGCCCGAGGCTGCGCTCGGTGCGCTCATGCCGGTCCTGTCCAGCCGCCCAAATCCGCAAATCGTCTACACCTCGTCGGCGGGTCATTCGGATTCAACGGTGCTGCGGTCAATACGTGACCGCGCCGTCAAGGGTGGCGACCCGAACCTTTGCTATTTGGAGTGGTCGGCGGACCCGCAACTCGCGTCCGATGACCGCATCGGATGGGCGCAGGCAAACCCAGCGCTCGGCATCCGCATCTCGTTGGAGCATGTGGAGCGCGAGTTCAACGCGATGCCCGAGCAGGAGTTCGCTCGGGAGCGCCTCGGTATCTGGGATGAGGCGGCGGGCGCGGATTCCGCGATGAACCTTGACCTGTGGATGCATTGCTTTGACGGCACCTCCAAGTCCCTTGATCCGGTGGCGATGGCCGTGGACGTGTCCCCCGATGGGAACGGTTCGGTCGCGGCGGCGGGGTCCAGGCCGGACGGGCTGACGCACGTTGAGGTGATTGACGCCCGACCGGGCACGCAATGGATCGCGGCCCGGGTCGCGGAACTCGTGAACCGCTGGTCGCCGTCGTGCGTGGTACTGGATGCGGGATCACCTGCGGGCGCGCTGCTGCCGGAACTGGATCGGCTCGGGGTGCGGGTGGACAAGGTGGCGGGCCGGGAGGTTGCTCAGGCCGCTGTCGCGTTCTCTGCGGCGGTGAATCAGGAGCAGGTCCGGCACATTGATCAGCCGAATCTGAACGCCGCTGTGGCTGCCGCGAAGCGCCGCATGGTGGGCGACCTGTGGGCGTTCGGTCGCCGGGGTTCGTTCGTTGACATTTCGCCGCTCGTCGCGTGCGCCTTGGCTCATTGGGGTCATGCGCAGCACGTCGGGCGGGCACCTCAAATCATTGACCCTTGGGAGGACGACGAGTGAAGCGGTTCCTCCCTTATCGGGATCTCCTGACGACGGTCGCTGAGATCGCGGGCGGTGCCTGCGTCGTCGGTGGCGCGTTCGTTCTCTTTGGGCTTGGAGTCTCCATGATCGTTCTCGGTGTGGCGCTGATCGCGCTCGGCTACCTGGCGGGTGGCGAATGAGCCTCATACGCCGGAACGTTGAGGCTCGAGCCGGGTACTACGGCAGCACCTACAACCCGCTGAACCTGCTGTACGGCCAGACCGCGATTTGGTCGAGCGCGGGTGAGCGGGTCGATGAGGTGACCTCGCTTGGCATCGCGTCGGTGATGTCGGCGGTGTCGCTGCTCGCTGACTCGGTTGCCACGATGCCGATGGTCTGCACGGTGACGCAGGATGACGGGGCCCTGACTCGGGTGCCGACGCCGGACTTCATTGAGAACCCGGACCCGGCGAATACGAACCGCTACGAGTTCATCCACTCGACGATGATCTCCCTCGCGCTGCACGGGAATGCGTACATCAAGCTGGACCGTGGGGCTCGTGGCGAGGTCGTCGGGATGCTGCCGCTGCACCCGTATCAGATGAACGTGCTGGCCGATAAGGGGATGAACGGTCGGGAGTATGTGTGGCTGGGGACGCGCATCCCGAACGAGAACATGCTGCACATCCGCTGGCTCACTCCCCCGCAGTCGCTCGTCGGTGTGTCCCCGCTTCTCCAGCAGCGCACTCTCATGGGTCTTGCGCTTGCGATGGACCGCTACCTCGCGTCGTGGTACGCGAACGGTGCCACCCCGTCGTCGGTGCTGGAGACTGACAAGACCCTGACCACGGAGTCGGCGAAGGTTCTGCGTGAGTCGTGGGAGGCGTCGCAGCGGAAGAACCGCCGCCCCGCGATCCTGTCCGACGGGCTGAAATGGCGAAACGTACAAACCAGCGCCGTCGATATGGAGTTCAATCTCACGCGGGATGCCGTGCTGCAAGAGGTGGCTCGGGTGTTCCGTATCCCGCCCGCGCTGATGAACGTCAAGAGCGCCGCGCAGGACTACGCCTCGGTGGAGATGAGTTCCCTCAACTTCCTGACCTACACCCTCCAGCCGTGGATCACCCGTCTGGAGGTCGCGTTCTCCACCCTCCTGCCGCCCGGTGTGGATCTGAAGTTTGACCCGCGTTCCGTGCTGCGCCTTGACGCCTCCACGAAGGCGAAGGTTGAGCTGATGGAGATTCAGTCCGGCAAGAAGTCGCCGAACGAACTGCGACTCGCTGACGGGCTGGAGCCCTACGACGGCGGGGACAAGTTCTTCATGGCGCTGCCAGGTGCCCCGATGGGTGCGGAGTCCGCGCCTGCCGTGGGTGAGGAGCAGGCCCGCGAGGCGCAGGCGATCACCGTGAACGTGGACAACAGCCTTGACGGACTGACTCGTGCGCTGCGGGAGACCCCCGCGCCGGTCGTGCCGGTCGAGGTGCGCGTCGATGCGCCCGTCGTCAACGTCAAAGCCCCGGCCCCCCTGGAGGCACCGAGGGCCCGGTCCCGTCGCGTGGAGCGTGACGAGAACGGCAACATCACCCGAATCGTTGAGGAGTCCTGATGGCCGGTCTGGTCGCAGCGGGCAAGAACCTGATGCTGTCAGGGTTCACGGGCACCGCGACCTATGTCTCCCTGCACACCGATGACCCGTCCACGGGCGGCACGAATGAGGTCGCGGGTGGCTCGTATGCGCGGGTCTCGGCTGCGTGGGGCAGCCCGTCAAATGGCGCGGTGACAAACGGCTCCAACATCGCGTTCAACGTGCCGGCCTCTACGACCATCAAGTTCATCGGCTACTGGTCGGCGTCTACGTCGGGCACGTTCTACGGGTCTCGGGCGCTTGACACGAATCAGACGTTCGCCACGGCTGGCACCTACACGATCAGCGCCGGCAACCTGTCGGAGTCCGTGGCCTAGTTATGGCGGTCAAGGGGTTCTTCACCCTTGACACGAGTCAGCTTGACTCGGGGGTGCTCGGCGGGGATGGCACCGGGTATGTGGACGCGACCTCCACGGTCTCGGGCACAGCGACTGGCACGAAGGGTGCGGTTGGGTCAGTAACCGGCAGCGTGACTGTCACGGGGTCCGCGACGGGCGTCAAGGCCGTCAGCGGGTCCGCAACCGGCACCACTACATCCTCAGGGATGGTGGCGGGTTCCCCTCAGATCACCGGCACGGCCAGCGGCAGCACCACCATCTCAGCCACAGCGGCCGGCTCCCCCGATTTGGCGGGCACCACAACGGGATCTGCCAGCGACTCGGGCACCGTCACCGGCACCGTCGGATACGTGGGCTCCGCGTCCGGCACGACGACCAGCACGGGCTCGGCAACGGGCACCGAGGGCGATCAGGGCGTCATCGCCGGGGTCACGACCTCAACGGGTACGGCTACAGGTTCACCGGATCTCGCCGGCCAGGTATTGGGCTCAACGGTCAGCACGGGAACCGCCGCCGGCACAGGGGGCGACACCCCTACGCCGACACCGATCTACATCAGCAGCGGCGGCGGCAGAGTCACCACGCCCCGCCCGATCCTGCTGCCACAGGTCGCCCGGAACGGCCGGATGCCGCCCCGCACCTACACCCGAGAAAAAGCCTCGGGGCGCTGCGGATACACCGGCAACATCACCGGCTCGTGCGTCACAGGTAACACCTCAACGGGCACCCGCTGGCCGTCCGACCAACTCCTCACCCAATGGGCCGAGGGTGACGAACTACTCACGTTAGGGCTACTGGATGGCTGATACCTACCGCCCGCCAAAGGGCGTGCAGGAGGAAGCCGAGCGTGCCCTGAAGTGGATCGCGGACGGCAAGGCCGGGTCGGGCTTCACCGACACGGGCCGGGCACGGGCCGCACAACTGGCACGCGGCGATGCCGTCAGCGCCGACACGATCCTGCGCATGTATTCCTACCTTTCCCGGCACGAGGTCGATAAGCAGGGCAAAGGTTTCAGTCCCGGCGAGGACGGCTACCCGTCCGCCGGTCGCGTCGCTTGGGCGGCGTGGGGAGGCGACCCCGGTCTGGAGTGGTCGTCAAAGATCCGCGATCAGCTCGCTGCGCGTTCAGCGATCATGGAGGAAACGATGAGCCTTGCCGAACTGCGCGCAGAGGGGGCGGATGTTCCGCTTTCGGATGCGCTGACGATGCTCCTCGGGGAGGTGTTCGAGTTCTACGCCCGCGCCCACGAAGCGCATTGGAACGTCACCGGCCCCGACTTCAGCGAGTACCACAAACTGTTCGGCAAGATTTACGAGGACGCGCACGACAGCGTGGACGCGATTGCCGAGAACCTGCGCAAGATCGGCAGCCTGACCCCGGCGCTCGCGCTCGCCCCGTGCGAGTACCGCTACACCGACCCGATTGCGCTCGCCAGCGAACTACTGGAGGAGACCACCGAACTGTGCGACTCTTACCGGGTCGCGTTCGACATCGCTACGGGTGCCGGCCAGCAGGGCATCGCCAACTTCCTTGCCGAGCGCCAAGACGCTCATGCGATGTGGGCGTGGCAGCTGCGGTCGTCGCTTGGCATTGCGGAGATCGGCGAGTCCCCTGCCCTTGACGCCATCGTGGCGGACGAGGCTGAGGAGGACGTGACCGAGGAGGAGCCCGTGGAGACCAATAGCGCAGATCCCGAGGTGGAGGCTCGCCGGTCGCTGATCGCCGAGGCCGAGAAGCGCACCATTGAGACTGAGGTTCGCGCCACGGTGGGCGAGGACGGCCTGATCCGCATGGCGGGCTACGCCGCGACGTTCAATCGTGAAGCCGATGGCCTCCCATTCCGCGAGGTTATTATTCCGGGGGCGTTCAAGCGCAGCCTTGACTCAGGGCAGGACGTGTTCCTCCTCGTGAACCACGACACGGATCAACTGCCGCTCGCTCGTCGCAGCGCCGGGACGCTCGCCCTGTCGGAGGATGAACGGGGCCTGCTGATCGAGGCGACCCTTGACCCGAAGAATCCCCGCGCTGCGGAACTCGCGTCGGCGCTGGAGCGCGGCGACGTGGACAAGATGCGCTTTGCGTTCACGGTCGCGCCGGACGGGTCCACTCGCACGAAGGACGGCCTGCGCGAACTGCGCGACCTCAACCTGTTTGAGGTGTCCGTGGTCACCTGGCCGGCCTACTCGGACACGACCGTCGGCCTGCGCACGGCTGACGACGACCTCGCTGCCCGTTGGCTGGCGAAGAAGTGGGACATCAAGCGGCGTCAGCACGCCCGCTAGTCCCTCCACATTCCACCCGCATCTGCGGGCCTACCCCCGGCGCGTTCGCCCCGGCGGTCTTTACCCCTAACCGAAAGGAGATCGGGCATGTCCATGCTCGACACCTACCGCGAGCAGCGCACCGCTGCCGCTGCGGCGCTTTCGGACCTCATCGCGGGCGAGGCTTCTGAGGAGTCGTTCGCCGCTGTTGAGGCCCGCGAGGCCGAGATCGCTGACCTGGATTCCAAGATCAGCACGCTGGAGTCCGCTGAGGCTCGTAAGGCTGTCATCGCTGAGGTTCGCGCTGAGGACAAGGTTCCGACCTTCGGGTCCGCCAAGGTCGTCAGCCAGCCCCTCACCTATGCCGAGGGCGGCGAGCGTTCGTTCGTCCGCGACATGATGAACGCACAGGTCCGTAACGACCGCAATGCGTGGGACGCCCTTTACCGTCACATGGATGAGGTCCGCGTTGAGTCGCGCGACATCAGCCGTACCGACGGTGCGGGTGGCGAGTTCGTTCCGCCGCTGTGGCTGACCGACCTGTACGCCAAGACCCTTCGTCCTGGCCGCACCACCGCTGACCGTCTGACGAAGCTCGCGCTCCCGGCTGGCACCGACAGCATCAACATCCCGCGGATCACCACGGGTACGGATGTTGCCGTGCAGTCTGCCGACAACGCGGCGACCCAGACAACCGACATGGTGACCACCTCGGTCTCCGCGCCGGTTCGCACGATCTCGGGCTACGAGAACGTGTCCATCCAGCTCGTCGAGCAGTCCCCGCTCGCGGGTGGCCTTGACCGGATGATCTTCTCGGATCTCATGGCCGCTTACGACTACCGCCTGAACGCGGCTGTCATCAACGGCGTGGGCACCGCTGGCGATCTGCTCGGTCTGCTCAACACCGTCGGCATCGGGACCGTCACCTACACGGCCGGCACCCCGACCGCTGCTGGCTTCCAGACGGCGTTCTCGCAGGCGCTCAGCACGATTGCGAAGGCCCGCTACGACGGTGCTGAGGCGTTCGTGCTGCACCCGTCGATCTGGTACGGCCTCGTGGGTCTCAGCGACACCGCTGGCCGCCCCATCGTCGTCCCGTCGGCCAATGGCCCGTTCAACGCTGTGGGCGTCAATGGCGCTCCCGGCGCTGCGGAGGGCCCGGTCGGCACCATCCTCGGCGTTCCGGCGTACCTTGATGCGGCGATCCCGCTCGTGTCGTCTGCGTACCCGGTCATCGCCAGCAAGTTCAGCGACACGATCCTCATGGAGTCGGGTATGCGTACCCGAGTCCTCCCGGACGTGCTCAGTTCCACCCTCACCGTGCGCTTCCAGGTGTACGGCTACTGCGCCATCGCGGCCCGCTACCCCGCTTCCATTGCGAAGCTGGTTGGCACGGGCTTCAACCCGCAGTCCGGCTACTAGCCGAACGGAGTGGGGGCGGGCAACCGCCCCCACTTTCGGGAGATCCACATGAATGACCCCTACCTCACATCCCTGTATGCGGCTTTGGCCGCTGAGACCGACCGCTCGCGCTTTGAGCATCTGCTCACCGAACTGGATCGGTACATAGACGCACAAGTGAAGCGTGCCCGCTCAGTCCCGGTGATGGAGCGCCGCTAACCCCCTAGTCGCGGGCGGCCTGTCGGAGCAGGGCCGCAGGTCGCCCGCTCCCCTGCGAAAGGTAACCCTGTGAAAATCGCTGCGCCCTGGCATAGCAACTCAGCGCACACCCCGACCGGCTACGGCACACAGACAAAGCAGGTCGTGTCCCGCATGAACGCGGACGGGCACCGCATCATGGTCGCCGCGAACTACGGGGTCGAGGCGACGATCACCGAGTTTGAGGGCATCGTCACCTACCCGCGAGGGTTTGACGCCTGGAATAACGATGTCGTCGGGCCGTACTTTGATGACTGGTCCGCCCAGCATCCCGACCACCGGCACATGCAGTTCACGCTGTTTGACGTGTGGGTTTACAACAGCCCGCGCTTTGACGACATCCCGACGGTTTCGTGGGTGCCGGTTGATCACTTCCCGGTGCCGAGCCCGGTGGCTGACTTCCTGCGCAAGCCAACCGTGACCCCCATTGCCATGAGCCAGTTCGGGCGTAAGGCGCTGGAGGCCGTGGACATCAAGTGCCACTACATCCCGCACGCGCTGGAGCCGGTCTACCGTCCGACTGGTCGGGTGAAGATCGGTGACCGGATGCTGACCGGGCGCGAGATCATGGGGATCTCGGATGATCGCTGGGTCGTGGGGATCGCGCAGGCAAACAAGGCCGGCGGTGGGATTCACCGCAAGGCCTGGGCTGAGAACATTCTCGCCTTTTCCATCTTCGCCCGTGACCACGACGACGCGGTGCTGTACCTGCACACCGAACGGTTCGGCGCAATGGGCGGCTGGAAGTTGGATGAACTGATCAAGGCCGTCGGGCTCAAAGAGCATCAGGTCAAGTTCTGCAATCAGTACGCCTTCCGCATGGGTATCCCTGCTGAGGCGGTCGCCGCGATCTACACGGGCATGGATGTCGGCCTTGCGGCCACCTATGGCGAGGGCTTCGGCCTGACGCCGCTGGAGATGCAGGCGTGCGGGACAAAGGTCATCGTCAATAACTTCAGCGCCCAGCCCGAGCTGCTCGGCGACGGGTGGCTGACCGAGGGCCAGCCATTCTGGGATGACGCCCATAAGGCTTGGTTCAACATTCCGAACATTGGCAGCATCGTGGACGCGCTGGAGAGTGCCTATCAGGCGGGCCGTGGACGGTCACAGAAGGCCGAGAAGTTCGTCCGTGACAACTATGACGCGGACAAGGTGTACGACACGATGTGGCGGCCCCTGTTGGACCGGCTGTGATCCCCGTCCTGATCGTCCCGATCCTCGCCCGCGAAACGCTGCTGTATCGACTGATTGACAGCATCGACCACAAGGTTGAGCACCTCATCGTCATTGACAACGGCAACTGCGTCACGAAGTGGGACTGCTGCACGAATGACCATGTGCAGCGGGTGTCGGTCATCCACATGCCCGCGAATCTCGGGGTGGCGGGGTCGTGGAATCTCGGCATCAAGGCCGCGCCGTTTGCCCCGTGGTGGCTGATCGCCAACTTTGACATCGTGTGGGAGCTCGGCTCGCTCGCCATGTTTGAGCGTGAGGCATCCACGGATGCGCTGGTCCTGTCGCACGCCTCGCCTCCGTGGGCGGCGTTCGCGCTCGGAGAGCAGGTCGTCAAGGCCGTCGGCCTGTTTGATGAAGCCCTTCATCCTGCCTACTTTGAGGACGACGATTACCGGCGACGGGTGGAGGCAGCGGGCCTGCCGATCCGTCAGCCAGGCATCCCCGTCCGGCACGACAACTCCAGCACTCTGCAAGTGCAGCGGTTCGCGGAGCGCAACGTGCAGACGTTCAACGCGAACTCCGACTATTACGCCGCCAAGGCATACCGGGGCGACCTGAGCGAAGGCCGCTGGAGCCTGCGCAGGCGTCGGGAACTGTCGTGGGACTGACACTCCCCCGCGACCGGCACGACTTCAAGGATGCCCTTCGGGGTGAGACCGTGTGGGTGCTGGGCTCGGGCGCGTCCCTCGACTACATCCCGCGGGGATTCTGGGCCGGGAAACACACGGTCTGCGTGAACTACGTCGGCCTGCGCCTCGGGCTGGAGCGGTACTACACCGTGACCCAC